TTTTTTTCTTTGTGTTCTCCGTATTCTTCAAATCTCCCCCAGCCCCTCTTTTCTAAAGAGGGGGCTTAATTCTTCTCCGTTTTACCGTTCCCCTCTTTTGTAAAGAGAGGTTAGGGGAGATTTATTTAAACAAATGTTCGTGATTGATAACCTGCTCGGAATCCAGCCACGTCCACACATCAAAGCACGGGCAGTCTTTAATCCATTCATTAGGCGTGATTGTTCCATCGCCATTTAGGTCTGGGCTTAAATCACGATGTCCACAAATGCGAGCGCTGGGATATTTCTCTTCAAGCTGACGCAATAATTTATGTAGTGCCTGCCATTGTTTTTCGGTGTATTCACCATGGTTTTTGCCATCTTTGCGGATACCTCCGACCAAACAGATGCCAAGGCTGTTAAGGTTATGCCCTTTAACGTGAGCACCTGTTTCACCCTCTTTGCGACCAGTTTCAACGGTGCCGTCGGTGTCAATCACAAAGTGGTAGCCAATATGTTGTAAGTGCGGATTGAATTGCTTGTAATTGCCTGCTAAACGCTGAAAGCCACGCTGTTTGTGCCAGTCGTCGATACGTTGTGCGGCGGTTTGGGTGGTGGTGCGTAACTGCTTGCCGTTTTGAGTGGCTGAGCAGTGGATTACAATTTTGGTGATGGGTGAGGTGTGCATAAAAAAAACTCCAGTTATCAAGGATTGGTTGATAACTGGAGTTTAATTAAATGGGGATTAAATGAATTTTAAACTGATTTAAAGAGTAATGTATAAGCTATTTTTATGCCCATTTAGCACTGTTTTCATTGGGTTATTCCTTAATTAGATCAGAGACGATGTTTGAGCGTTCTTTCTCATTATAAATTAGTTCATCCCAAAACTTTGAACCACCATACCCGATTGAGCGATATTCTTTGTTTTCTTCTGTTTGAACCAAGTCAGAAATAGCATTCGCTTTAGTGTATTTTTTTAGAACATCCAATGCTTTCTCACGGTTAATAGTTGCTTTAATTTCTACTTGTTTCTGCGGTAGTTTTTTGCCTTTAGCAGTAACAATGACAGGATAAGCATCAACAGTAACTTCATTTTCAAGTGTATTCATAAAAGTACGGTACACTGCATACAAGAAACTCATTTCTGCATAATTTCTGGCAAGCTCTTTTTCATTTTCATCTAAATTTTTCGTGATGAGAATAGATAATGGTACTTCGCTTAAGAATTTAACTTCTCCTTCATCTTCACGATAATCATTGAAATTGCTGAACATATCACGAGCTTTAGCGAAGATAACAACTCCTTGATTATTTACCGTAAAATCTGTATCTTTACCAAAGATAATCTCAAAATCTTGCTTTGTTTTAACTATTTTGGCAGATTGAGCAGCTTCAATCTCTGGGGCATCTTCTCCTCCGCAAGCCGTTATCGCAAATGCCGACAATAAAATAAGTAACCATTTCTTCATAAAATACTCCTAAAGGAACAAAATTACTTTCGGATTATACTATGAAATTTCATTTTCTACCCAAACAAATCCCCCTGCCGTTTGGCTATTTCTTCTTTAGTGATGCGTTTGACGATTGCGTAAATCCATTGCATAGAAACATTATATTTTCGAGCAAGAGCACGGTGGTTGTGCCCGTTGAACTCGTTAAAAATCTTCATATCTCGTTCATTCAGGAGTAACACAAGATTGCGTGGAATATAGATGACCTCACCGCCCCAGTTATGGGCGATGCGTTGGGCGACTTCGACCCCAATTTGTTTGGCGTTGTCCGTGGCAAAGGCGTGTTTTTCGATAAGCTCAAACTCAATATGTTTGGCTAAATCGGCTAACACTTCAGGGGCTTTTTGTTCGAAAGTTTCAAGTTGAGCAAGCGGTTCCATTTTTCACCTATAACTGATCATTATTCCATTGCGATATTGTACAAAACCTAAAAATTCCCACTAGCACAATTTTTCTTAACTCAAGGTAAAAAGTGGCTTTAAGCCTTATATAGCAAGGTTTTTGCGAATTGCAAAAAGTTAAAAATTGTAAATGACAGACAAGAAAAAAGGCGGTAATGACCGCCTTGAGGGAGAATTAAAGGGCTTGTTTTTGCTGTTTGTGTTGCAACCAGATTTGATATTCGGGGCTGTTTTTCACAAACTCTTCTTGCCCTAATTGCACAAAACGTTCGATGTATAAAATCGCATCTTGCACTTTTTTGTCTTCCGCTTGTTGGGCTTTGACCGTTTCCGACTGATTTTTATCAGTGCGGATGACGGCAAAGTGCGGTTTCTGCGTTTCATACACCGATTTAAGGTAGTTATGATTAGTAAGCGGTTCGATTTTTTGCCCCGCTTGCAAGGCTTGTTGGCGTTTTTTACGCAGGCTTGTCACCGTTTCGGATAATGCCTGTGCCAGTAACAACGAGCAAGGGTAAAGTTCTAATACATCGCTGACAATTTTTAACGCACGGGCATTGTTGAGATTGCTTTTAGCTGGTTTAAATAAACCTAAGTAACCGACCATCGGTTGGGCACAACCGTGGGTAAGTTGGCTAATTTTGCCGAGCAGTTCACGCCCTGCGTCATCTTCGATTAAGGATTCGAGATGTATATCGCTGTGGCAAATAGGGCATCTACATAACTTCATTAAAATACTCCATCACGGTATCGTAACTGGCTTCTGGGTCGCCTAATTCATAGCCTTTTTCGCTGATAGCTTTAAGCATTACCCGTCTATGCCATCTTTTCAAAATTTCCAGAAATCGGCTGGCATCGTTGCCATTTAACGCCCCTACATTGAGTGCAAGCACACTTTTTCCTTTGTTCATCACTTTTCGCATATAGCTATTGAGAGCTTTCTCGCTACCATCTTGTAGAAAACCTTGCTTGCCCATTTGAATCCAGACAGCTCGGATTTTATGAGCAATCTCGCTTTTGACTTTTATCTCGCCTGTGGCAGGACTATAAGCGGTCGATTTTGTGCCGCGTTTTGCGAACCATTTTACTTTAGCCCCTTTTTGTTGCAGCTCATGTAAGATTTTGTGCAACTCTACGATAGTGCATTTGGTGGAGCTGGTTTTATTGGTCAGCCGTTTGACCATTTCGCGGTAGCTGAATTCGTCCATATTAAGCTGCTGTTTGCCAATATGGATCAGCTGGATTAGTTTGGCTTTTTCGCTCATTGTGTGTCCTCTTAGTCAATCCTTTAAAACATGCTTAAACCTGATTTAAACAAGCTTTAAACGATTTACTTTAAAAATTTAAACACTCTTTAAACTTGCCCACACCGAGTTATATCAACCTAGACCGAATGGTGTGGGCAGCGGTTATTTTGCGGTTACATAATTTCCTCCTCAAAATAAATATCATCTACATCAGGAGCTACCACATAAGCTAACGCAACTCGGAATACTGAGTAGTTTTTTGCACCATCTTCTTTTACTACAATAAAAACATAATCGCCTTCATTGCTAATATTCCATTGATAAAAATTTCTCACAAAAATTTCTTTTGCAATATCTTCAAGAAAGTAACACTGTTCTTTGCAATAAAAGCTCTTCCAACCGCTTTCTGTTATCACTCTTTGTATTTCTTCCTTTGTTGGGTCTTCATCTTCTACTTCTTCAAGGACAATCCATTCATATTTAAACCTTTTCATTCTTACCCCCTCGCCAACATCATTCGCATTGTTGGCAACTGATCCGACACATTACCTACAAAAATAGCTGCGTAGGTATATTGCCCTTTAAACAAGGATTTTTGAGCTTCTTTGAGCATCACAATCATTTGATTAAGCTGGCTTTCTAGCTCGGTTTTGCGTGTTTCAGTCATCATTATTCCTCCTTAAAATGGTTTTCTTTTCATTCGTTCGCAGAAGTCTTTGCGGTTTTCTGCCCATACTTTGTTGGTTTCATTTGCAGAAAGGCTGGCTAACTGCCAATGCACAATGGCATCTTTATAATCGCCTGTTTGTTCGGCTTTTGCCGCTCGTTCTGCATAAAAGCGGTATCGGTTGAAGTTTTCCACACTTTCAACTTGTGGTCGTTTGGTTTTCATCGGTTTTCTCCTGTGGGTTAAAACATATTTTGAAAGCCACTCAATCCGTCCCCCTCTTTTGCAAAGAGGGGTTAGGGGA